GGGAAATCTAACTACTAACTCATTAAACATGAGTGGGAACGACCCGCCTCCTGGCGGCGATGTTCCTACGGCTAGACTTCCTCCCGATCCGGGAGGAATGTGGATGCCGAATCGTATGAAGGTTTCCGGTTTGGAAGATCTGGATGTAGATGTGCGTGCTGTGTGTCGTGAGCAGGGTTATCGCACTGTGAGTGACTTTGTTGGCAAGGACTTGTTCGCTTCTGCGACGCGTGGCTTGAAAGGTAAACTTTCTGAGACTAAACAATGTGTCTGGCAATTGTGCATGTACACAAGAGGCTGGACTCGTGCGGTTCTCAGTAAAGAGAATGCCTATTTGAGTCATTACGTTCGCGTGAGTTTGAGCAAGAAGAAGCCTAACAAATGTGACTGCCGTTGTATGGTAGCTCTTGTTAGTCGGGATGTTCCTAAGATCGATTTTCCCCAAGATTTGAAGGAGAGACTTACCTTGAAATCTAACTATGTCCGTCATCGCAAGAATTTTGGTCATGATGACCCGATTTACTTGCCTAGTGGGCCTTTCGACAAAATGCCTTTGTTGACTGATTCTGCTGTCGACTCAATGGTCGCGGCCTTGATCGCTTCCAAGTTGGAGCAAAAGGTTTATTATTATGAACCTGCTGTTGTCGCTTGGGATCAAGTTATTCAGCCACCAAAGCTGATTCCTAAAAGCAATGTTCCTTTGGAGTTGCCTCAGGTGACTTCAGTTGATTCCACTACTGCTGCCTCTGATTTACATATTTCAGAGCCTGCTATTGTGGCGATTGAAGTTCCTGTCGTCGCTCAAAAGACGAAGAAAATGATTGTTTCTGAGCGTGGGAAGCGAGGAGGTAAGCGATTCAAACAGAGAGAGCCTGGTTACTGCTGGCTTAAGATGGTACCTTACGAATTTTGGGACAAAGCAATGGTCTGCCTTGGTAAATGGCCAGACAGGGAAGCCTTGACGGTTTTCCTTGCTTCGTTACCACATCTTCGCGAGGGCTTCTTTTTCCGTCAGGAAAAGGGCGATTACTGGCATGTAGTCGCGGATCCTCTAGGTAGAAAACATGAGGCTCACCAGACCAAGATTTTGGACAAAGCCAATATCTATC